TCCCGATCCGTCGCAAGGAGATGTGCCATCTCCTTGGAAAGCATTGGAGTGCCATCATCGTCGACCTCTACGATGCCCTCGTAGCATTGCAGTTCGACGTTGTACATCCTCGCGACGGCGATAAGGTATTCACGAATTCCAGGTGTTTGCGAATCGGTCGTCCAGTAGCCGAGGAGCTTAAGCTTGTACTTCTCAACGTCGAGGTTGCGCGCGACGGAGATTTTGCGACACGCCTTAACGACGTCCGCGTACGATGCCAAAGACTCCAGCGGCTTTGGATAATAACGCCCGAGAAAGAATGTGCCATCCTCAGGGCGCGAAAACGCCACTTTGAGCTTCATCCCAATTGATTCCGTGAAAAAGATCGCGGAGGCACCCCAATCATGATCTGAGATGCCTGGGAGGTGAGGCCCGACACCATCATCGCCGAACTTTGGGCCGATGACAGCGTACGGAATACTATAAATGTCGACATCCAGGTTCTTAAACATAAAGTCTCCCCAGAAAAGGTGCGTGAGGTCACCGCTATTCTCCGCATAGTGCTTAAGCGCGGTGCGGATGGTGGTCCTCTTCACAGTCGATAAATCTAGCTCCGTTTTGTGGCGCAACCGAAACGTGGTTCTCGTGATTGCAAGACACGTTGACACATACTCAACGAAAGCAGATACAACGGTGTTAAGTTCTGTTGTTACACCGGATCCGCTGTTATTCTTAAAGCCTGTCTTAATGGCCTCATCGTTGAGTATGGTGGTAAAATCCACGTTTGCCTCGAGTATTTTCTTGACTTCCTCGTAATCGGCTTCGTGGACAAACGCCAGGACAAACTCAACGAACCAGGAGTAAATATATTCACTGATCGTCTCATCCATCTTGGAGTAATCCGTGTCGTGCAGGCCGCTCACCTGACCACCTTCATCGGCGACAGCGGCATACGTCGCAATCTCAGTAATTTTGCGGATCGATATGGCGATGTCATAGGGAGAGTTGCCAGGTTGGTAGAATTCGCAATGCTTGAGTACTTCCTTAACAAGGAGGCCGACTCGTCCTGTCTGAATGGCCATTTCCTCAGTGTACTGCGTAATACTACGGGGCGCTACGCTCGCTTTGGCCACAACCTCGTGCTTGAGGTTTGTCTTTGGGACCGTTTCGCGAGCAACGAGTTCGACATTGCGTTGTAGACGCGCGGCTTGTAACGCTTGAGTGCGCCTCTGGTAAATGATCTCAGGGCCCACCATCGTAACCGATCCCAAGGCGATGCCGGTTTCGCCTGCGACCTGATCAATGAAGCGTGGAAGAAGCAGCGATGCGATATCCTTAATGTTGGCCACAGGATCGATCTTGTTGCTGTACTCCTTCAAACGCTTCATCTTGTACGCGTCATGCGCGGCGTCGGACTTCGTATCCGCCACGCCCGGTCCACCACCAGCAATATTCGGCGCTGCTTCGGTGGCGGTTCCTTCCTCAGCGACATCATGCCATATCACTTCGTCGTCAAGTGACCCAGCTTGACTAGTGTACATGATATTTGGCCGAGGGCGGTACTCGATTGGAATGCCGAAGAAAGCCACGAGTAGTGGCTCAAGTCCTCCGGGGCGCCAGATGGTGTGCATCTGCATGGTGCGCTTGACTTCCGAGACACCATACCCTTTCGGGCGGTTCTTCCCCATGAGGTTGAACACTTTATATTGGTTCTCGGTCAATTCCATCGAGGTGTCGGCACCCAGATCGTAAGCGTACTTAATGCTATACGACGGGACCTTATTACCGAACATGCCAACCAGAAACGTTTCCTGCTTGACCATTGATGATCCCTTGACGACAACGACGTTGTTTGCCTTGCATAACGGAACGCCGTCGAGGGGAATGCCTTTTGCCACAATGCGCATCATGTCGCAAACCGACTTTGAAAGACTCGTCGTCGTGTTGCGAGCCAGCCAAACCCACTTGTGATGCGAGCCAGGCTGATACTTGGTGCTGACGTTGTACGTCGTAAATGTGGCCTTACCAAGGTGTTCGATAAATATAAAATCGTTCGCTCCGTAGTCCCATGGGCGCTGGTCTGGAAAAGTTGCGCCGTCAACGGCCGCGACGCGTTCGGTGACAACCACATCACCATTTGCCGCGACCGTGTAGTACCACGTGGAATCAGTGCCAACACCCGCAAGCTTGTCATACTCGGGAGTGATGATCACCATATTCTCACCAGCATACTTAGCAAAGCTGTCAATGTACATGTCCTGATCGACGAATGTGTACACCATGCCGGGAGAATGAATGCCGTCCGGGTTCAAGTGCTGCAAGTCTTTAATGCCGTGAAC